GATAACATAAGTTACTATTAGGGTTAATTTCCAACTCTTTAAATAACTTATCTTCTAATGCTTTTAGCTGCACTTCTTTACTTATTCTTTGCTGACCATAGGTAGCTGTAAATAATAGGTAGTAATGCGCTACTGCCCTCTCAGGTATTCCAAGTTCTCGAATAACATCTTTTTGGGTTAATCCTTTAGAGTAAAACTCCCATACTTTTGCTTGTATGTCTTTTGTTACATTTAGCTTTGTTTCCATTTTAATTACATTTAATCATTTCTACTGTCTTATCTATTACTCTATCCAAGTTACTATTTAACTTACAATCTATTATTGCTGCTACATAGTTTAACTCTTTTGAGATATGAGATACTTTATTTGCTCTGAAATTAGCCTCTATTATATTTGTGAATAGGATAGGCTCTAAGGTTGAGATTGTTTCCATTAGAATAGTTCAGTTTGTTTTACTTCTTCTTTAAATCTATTGCAAGCCTCTTTAATGTTAATTATAGCCTGTTTAAAGTAACTATCTTTTAATTCTATACCAATAGCTTTACGACCTAAAGAAACTGGACTATAAACCTCACTACCTACACCCATAAACGGAGTTAATACAACCTCATTAGGATTAGAATAAAGCTCTATAATTCTGTCAATTACATCTAACTGTAAAGGGTGTACGTGCTTTTCATCATCTTCTTCTTTTGAATCTCTGAATGGTAATACATTGTCAATTCTAATATCATCCCATACAGAAGATGCGTAACGCTGCCAAATGTAATGGCTTAACTTATTACTTTTAGGGTCTTCATGGTCAATAAACTTTTTGTTTAAGTAGTCCCATAATTGAGCCTCATTTAAGTCGCTTTCGTTTGCATTATTCCAAGCCCTTAGGATATTAGGTAAAATCGGAGTTTCTCCAAAGTATTTTTTTAATCCGCTTACATGAGTAACTGGTGCTTTATTTTCGCCTTTCTTAGTGAATATTAAAACATAATCAGGCATAGCTGTAAAACATTTTGTACTATCTTCAACAATAAACTTATGCATTAAAGACTGTACCATTGTTCTCATACGAACTTTTAAAGGCTCTTTCCAAATTGTAATACGGTTGCGGTATTCAAATCCATACTTTTCGTGTATTCTAATTATTTCATGTGGGAAGTCCCATAATCTACAAGTATTATCGAATACATCGGTAGCATGAACGGCTGTAATTCTCCCAGCTTTAGTTACTCGAGCAATCTCTTTTACTAAATATTCGTATTGCTCCAAAAATTGTTCTTTATTCTCACAGTTACTGAAATCATTTTCAGAGCTTGAATAATTGTATAGTCCAGCAAACGGAGGGCTATAAACTGAAAGGTCTATGCTTTCATCTGCTAAAGTTGGCATTACTAACATACAATCACTATTGTAGATTGCGTAGTTTTCTGTTACGATTTGGTCTTTTACTTTGTTTTCCATTTTGTTTAGTTTTTAGATAAAGTTAGGTTTAATTATTTCTTTGTTAAATTCTTTTACTTTGTTTGTAAATACTCCGTTTACATTTTTAGTTAGGTTTTCGTGTAATTCAATAGCTTTTTGTGTTTTTTGCTGTAAAGCCTCTATTACTCTTGTTTGACCATCTGAAATAACCATATCAATAGTAACATCGCTTTTTTGTCCAAACCTCCAAAAACGTCTTATTGCTTGGTAGTATTGTTCGTAGCTCCATGTAGGAAAAAATACCGAATGGTTACAATGCTGCCAATTTAATCCCATTGAAGTCATTTTAGCTTTAGTTATTAGTCGTTTGATTTCTCCATTCGCAAAGGCTAAAAGTATCTCCTCTTTCTTATCAATTGACTGGCTACCTATAATTTCAACAGCATCGCTATCTGAATGTTTTAAAATACTACTTTCGTTGTTTGTGTTACACCAATAAACAGAAGTTTTATCTTTAGCTAATTCAATAGCTTTCTCGCATCGCTTTTCTTCTGTTTGCTTTTGTTCATGTCTTACCTCTGTCATGCTTTTAGCTATTGGAGTAAACATTTGTACTTGACCATTTACATCAATTAAAGACTGGTTTTCTACAATGTGCTTATTTACAATCAACTTAGGTAGGTTATATCTTTCGTTTGAGAATCCAATGTCAGAAGGCATCTTTACCATAATACTCCATTGATTAACCCATGCAAAGAAATCTTTTTCAGCGTGTGGTTTTAAATAGAACTTTTCGCCAATGTTTCTATTATTTGAATCAACAGAGTTTTGATTGTTTTTAAAGAACTTAGTTAGCATATCCATATAACCCATGTACCCTAAAGCCTCTGAGCTTGTACCTAATTCGATAAAGTCGTTTGGGCTCGGTGTTGCTGTACTCAAAAATCTAAATGGCATCTTCTTTACAAAGGCTGTTACTTGTGATTTTATTTTACCATCAAAGTTTTTAAGTATAGAGCTTTCATCTAAAATAACACCTACAAAGTCGGATTCATTAAAATAGTGTAATCTTTCGTAATTACAAATAACTATCTTTTTAGTATGTTTACCATCTTTAGAGTATTCAATATCATCTATTCCAAGTTTATTAGCTTCTAAAATAAACTGAAAGGCAACAGCTAAAGGAGTTAAAATAAGAACTTTTTTATTAGTATGCTCAATAATATTTTTAGCAATAGATAGCTGTATTAATGTTTTACCTAATCCAGTATCGGCAAATATAGCCATTCTACCCTTTTGTATTGCCTTTTCTATAATATACTTTTGAAAGTCAAAAGCTATATCAGGAATGTAGTTAGGCTCAAATCCAAAGTTTCCTATGGTATGCCTTTTTTTCTCTAAAAATTCTGTGTACTTCATTTTGTTTAGTTTTTGGTTTATACTATTATTATTACTCCTTTTTCAAATCCATTCATTAACTGCTCTTTTGTAAATCTTCGTCCATTAAATACATCCGTTGGATCTTCACTTATACAAGTTAATTCATAAGTTCCATCACTCCACCAACTCCTTCGGAATCTATACCATTGATTATTTACTTTGATGTCTAATAACATGGTGCAAATATATTAATTATTTAATTAACTCCAAACTTTTTTAACATTTTTTTAAAATATTTATTTCTGCGTGTAATTTCTTATTGGTTAAGTCCTTTAAATCTATTTCCTTTTTTAGCTTCTCGATTACCTCGTATACTTCACAAATATAATCCTGAGCATCTGCTATACATTTAATCTTTCTTTTAGGCTCTGATAAGTCAGCTTCTTTATTTGCCATTGCGTACTGGTGCATCTTTAACTCCATTTCACTCTTTACCCATTCCAAAGAATAAACTATATTTCTGTTTTTGTTATAATCTTCGTTCATTAGAAAGGCATATCTAAAAAGTTAGTATTAGCACTTAGGCTCTGAAATGCGACTGTTAAATCTTCTTTACTTAATTCAGCGTAAACATTTGTACCACCATTCTCAGGATTAATATCGAAATATCTACTTTTACTTACATCGAAATTTAAACAGAAAAACCCTCTTTTACCTATTACTTTAGGCTTAACCTTTAACATCTGAACATCTGCTACCTTAGTATCAAAAGTTTGTCTATGTACGCTTATAATCGTTTTACCGCTGTTATTCCATTGCGCCCCTCCTTCCATATCATCTACTTGAGGGTGTGCTAAATTTCCGTTCTTATCCCTTCTTGGGTTTTTAGGGTGTATAACAGTATGGAAGTGTATATTATGGCGTTCGCTCAAATCGTTTCTTATTGGTAAAACATAGCTAAGGTATTGAGCATAAGTACCTCCGTATTTACTGTAATCGTGGTGCATATCTTTCCAGCTATCAATAACAGCAGTATTTATACCGTAAATATCCTTCATGTTTACTGCTAAATTCCAAAATTCAACAGGCGTTAAATTACTTGTTGCCTCTGTTTTTTCAAGTATAAAAAAGTGTTGGAGCAACCATGTAGCACCCGCAAAGGCCTCTTTAATATCAATATAATTAGGATATTTTTTATCGAAGGTTTTACCAGTATGTTTATGGATTAATACAGCCATTACCTCAATAGCATCTCCAATGTCGGGTACACAAAGTAAATGTTTCCATCCATAAAATTTAGATGTATTGTATAGGCACTCAAGCATTAACTCTGTTTTACCGCTTTGAGGTAATCCAGTCCAATCTGTTACGCTATCTTGTCGCATAGAGTAAAAGTCTTTCATTGACTTAAATCCTAAATACACTCCTGCTCTTGCACCGTTTTTATGGTACTCGGTTAGCTTATCGTGTATATCGCCAAACTCTATTATTTTATATCCCTTTATCATAAATCAATTGTATGTGTTCTTGTTTAACAAATTTTGGTACTCCAAAACCAGCATTAACTAACTGCCTAATTTGTTTTCGCTCATCATCTGTATAGCAACTTCTATAATCAGCGTTTATGTGCGAATCCTTAACCCATTCGCAATTAAAACCTGACCAGCTTTTTTGAACGCAAATAGTCAATACTTGGTCTATTGTCATTTTAGACTTGTTTAGTTCAGATACAAAACTATTTAGAGCCGTTTCTGTATTAACTGCCTTTTTAGTTTTTCGTACTAATAACCACTCATCTACTAATTTAGGATTAGCCGACATAGACAAAAGAGATTTTTTAAAATCGAACTTCGCTTCTGTTTCTACTTCTGTTTCTACTTCTGTTTCTAGCGGCTTGTTGCTGTCAATTGGCAGCGGATTGCTGTCATTTTCTTTAACTTCCTTATTTTCAATCGGTTGTGGAAATTTACTATTCATAGTCCTTAATCGTTGCCCAAAATTGATAATTTTCAAATACTCCTTCCCATCAGCTTTATAAAACACAATTAAGTTAGCTTTAACACACTCTTTTATTAAAGTTGATATAGTAGCCTCAGAAACATTTTTAAGAGGGTATAAGTGAGATTTTAATAGTTTAGTGTTACCATAGTAACAACCATAATCATCTGCTTTCATAATTAGCCTTGTAAAAAATACCTCAGCTTTATCAGAAAGTAAGTCTACGTTTTCAGATTGAGTCCAGTCCCTTAATATTCTATTTGCCATTTTGTATAAAGAATTTATTATAAGTGTAACAAATAGCCTCATTATGGCTATATCCTTTATTCATCATAAAGTAGTATAAATCCTCCCATGTATTCCCATGTTCTGAATTTAACATTTTAATCATTAGTTCTAAGTTCATTTTTTTATAAATTAATCAAAATAGTCAGCATCACAAGTATTTTCACAGGACTTGCAACAATTAAAATCTATTTGTGTAAATTGATTATAGGAAGCAAGGCATTTATCACAAACAGATTCTTGACACATTTCACACATAAATAACTCATTTGTATCGCAGTTACATCTGCTACACACTAAATTTTCTGATTTTTCCATAGTCTTTCTATTATTTGTTTACAATTATAATAAGTATCAAGTTTTGAATCTATTTAAGTTTGTCGGTATTCGCTAATTCCTTCGCCCTCTTCATTTAACCTATGATGTAACTTTTCAATTTGCTCATCAACTTCTGATAATATATCTTTTATTAAATTTTCCATAATTACATTATACTATTTTTAACACACTCATTATACTTTAATTTTATAGCTTTAAGTTCGCATTCTGTTAAATGCACGTCATGCTCTAAACTTTTAATCTTATCATTTAATTCTTCAATATCTTTATCCAACTCTTGTATTTCTTGGTCTAAGTCTTGTATAATTTGATTCCTGCTAAATAACGCTTCTTTCATTATGTCTTGCTCTACAAGTAGCATAATTATATTACCAATAATAGTATTGTAAATTGATTCCGATTTAAAATCACTTTCTTTAATTTCAGCAGCCTTTAGTATCTGCAATGCTTTTTCGGTATTGTCCATAATTATAATAGTTTTTTAGTTAATTTTTTTTCAATGTCTTTCATTATAATTCTCCAAGGCTCTTCGCCTTTATTCTTATTATCCTGTACAAGTGCAAGTATGTGTATTGCTTCTTGTAAGCTAAATGTTATTATTATCTTCTCCATTTTAAATACAAAACCCATTCGAGGTTTCGCTGTGCATAGCTACTCCCCCAAATGGGCTTATTAAAGTCTTTATTTAGTTGATGCACCAACTATTGAACTGCAATATTACAAAATGTTTTTCAATAAAGCAAGTTATTTTTTCATTATTTTAATTAAATTCCTATAATACTTTATTTTATCCTCAATCTCAGGTATGGAAAGTTTACCGTTATACTGGTGCGCTCTTTCTTTTAAAGCCTCAAATCTTACCTCTCCTATTCGTTTAGGTAACTGTAAAGTGTATTCGTGAATGTTTCCTGATAAGTGGACATTACAGTAGTTAGAACATTGCTTATGGACATTATCTTCATCAAACCTTACATTTGGATAACCACCTACTGAGTAAAAGTGTCCAGCATCATATTTAACTGGTTTAGTAGTTCCGCATGAGATACAAGGTAAATCACTATCCCTAACTCGAATAAAGGTATTAAATACGACTTGTAACGCCTTTAAATAGTCTTTATGAGTTAATAGTCCTTTCTTAACCTCTTTATCCTTTTTAGCCTCTTTTTTAACTGTCTTTTTTCGAGCGTCTTTTATTGCACATTCGATTGAACAGAAAGATTGTAATGGTCTTACTGGTTGGAATTTTACTTTGCATTCTCGACAAAGTTTAGGTTTAATTTGTTTCATAAGTCTAATTCTAATTCCTCGTTCGGGTACGGTAGTACTATTCCTAACTCAGCACCCCATCTAATTACATTCTCAAAAAAGTTATTTAACTCAATCGTTGTACATTCAGAAGTGCCTTTAATCCTTTGCCCTAATATCTCTCCTGTTTTCTCATTTACAACGTCTGTAAGCAAGTATTTAGCTTTCATCATATCTTTTACCTCAAGCATATTAAACTCGTTTCCTAAGTCGTTTAAAGCATCCGTAAGGATAGTAAATAGTAGATGAATATAACTGTTTTGTTGATGGCTTCTTTTAGGACTGCATTTATCAATGGTTAAAATTATTCTATAACCCTCGTATTTCTCAATAGTGGTTTTAATCTGTCGGGAAGTAATACTCCCTAACTTACCTTTGTTTACGTTGGTTATAAATTCGTGCTTCATATCTTAATGTTATAAAGCAAGGCTTTTACGTCCGTTCGTAAAACATACAGGATTTCTCCCCACCTTGCAACTAAACAAAATTTACGCTTTTGATTCCGATAAAGTCTTTACATACTCTACCAATTGGTCTTTAATTGCTTTAGGCATTGATAAATAAACTGCTCTTAAAGCATCCTTTGTTGTACAAGCATTTAACTTGTTTTTGTAATCTTCTATACTTTCAGTCTTA